GTTTCCGGATCATTTACAGCCTTAATCTCAGCCTCGATTTCTTTAGATTCGTCACGGTCGGTTATGCTGAGGATGCGCATCACGAAATCATGGAAGATTCCGCGATAGACGCCAATCCCCGCCTTGGCGTTCTTGAGTTCGAACGCCTGGATCAAGTCGACGACATCGAGCGCAAATATCGCGGCGCCGTCAACGTCCGTAACGTCTGGTATGCGAGCCAAAAGTTTAGCGTCGCTTTTGGCCATGTCTTCTGTCGCCTCTGCCGCCGAGTTGGCAGTCGGAACCGGGACGCGCGGTGCACGTTTCTTTGCTTCTTGCTTTGGCCGACCAGCCGCTGACGCCACGAGGTTCATACTGGCGCTTGCCGCCAGATAGGCTTTATGCTCCTCGATAGTCCGTCGTTCGCCTTTTTTGGCAGTTGGATTGGTCTTGCCTTCGATCCTGATCGCCTGGTAGCGATCGATTTTGAGCGTGCCGGCAAGCTTGCCGAGCTTGTATTCGCGTAGGATTGTAGCGCACCTTACTGTGTCGCTCCAGGTCAGTGTGGAAAAGAATGTCACGGCTTCCGCGAAGGTTTCGCCCGCCTTGAACCCCACATTGAACGCCTCTTCGGCAAACGTCGGGACTGTCACTAGCTTAGTCATTGGTCGATCCTTTCTTATTTGCGACGCTTGTTTGGCGTCATGTGAAGATATAGTCCTTTGGTTGGCTTGTGTCAAGTGTTTTTGCGAGGCGGCCTAGCAAATTTTTTATTGATTCTTTTGTTAGGGTTAAGGCATCCTTAAAGAAAAAAATTCTTTTTGCTATGGTTGATGGGGCGAAGGGGTCTGAACGCGCGTGCGACGGGTTTAACCTTGTTGTACATAGGATGACCAGTTTTTAGCATTTTCATCTTGTTCATTTATTTCTGGCTTGACATTCCCCAAAAATTTCTGCCAAAATCCCAGTTCTTTCGGTTATTCAGAATTTTCCACCCCGCTTCGTTTCTCGCTTGACATCTCATCTTTTCTGTGTTCCGTTGCTAAAATTCGACGTTCCTCCCATGACTGGGCCCGTCGCCCGGCGGGCCCGTTTTTTCAGGAGAAGACCATGCGTCCCAAGTCTCGCTTCGCCCTCGCCCTGCTCCCTTTTTCTCTTGGCCTCTCCGCCCTCGCCCTGCTCCCTTTTTCTCTTGGCCTCTCCGCCGTCGCCCTGCTCCCTTTTCTCTTGGCCGCTCCTGCGGCGGCTGAGGATTGCTCGATTTCCTATGAATGGAAACTGGACACTGCGAAGAAAGCGTTGGCGGCGCATCCTGAGGATAGACTCTACGAATTCACCGATGACCAGCTGGCCGGCTTCAAGGCTGGTCTTATGGCCGAGGCTAAGGAGATGAATGTTCAGTTGCTGATCGACGCCGTCCCTCACGTTCACAATGTTCTGGTCCTGGAATATCCGGGAGGCGCTGAGCTGGGGTTCATGTTTGACGACTGCTTCATTGGTCCGGACAAGATTACGCCTGAACGTTGGAACGAGATGAAAGGTTGGGCTCACATCGAGAAGGGAACAGGAACAGGAACAGGAACGCAACCCGAGCCTCAATCTTCCAGACGCTTCAATTTTCCCGGCTCTTATCTCCTGAGAATTTGATTCTGCAAGATGACCCAAGATGACCATCGCTGATGTGAAGGCCGCGAGAAAGAAAATCATCGCTCGTTATCGGGGCGCGCCGAAATGCGACGTGGGCGTGATCGTGGAGAGGGAAAGAGCGAAATCGAGAAGGGAACAGGAACGTAAGTTGAGACAGAGGAAGGGCTGATGGGTCAGGTCAGAATAACACGCCTGAAAGATTCGATAGAAGAAGGGTTGACAGATCGGGTGGAGATCGCGCGGCAGGCTTACTTGCTCGCACGGGGATTTTGGTGGGGCGTCTTGATGTCCGATTTTCCGCCTGCTCGTAAAACATATGACAGGGAAAGAAAAAGACGCTGGGCGGTGTTGCACGAACTCACCCAGCCATTCCTGGATGTCTATGAGGCAGAAAAGGCAAAGGAGAAGTCATGAACAGAGTTGAGATTGAATGCTTGATTGTAAAGCTTAAGGCGGAGCTGAGGCCCATCGAGAAAAGCGTCGAAGAATCGGCCGACATCATCAGGACGCTTCAAGATCAACATCGGACGGAGATTAACAAATCTTTACAGATGCAGATACTCATCTCGAATCTTGAAGATTATTTGGGAAAGGAAGAATCATGAGTAAGAACGAGGTTGAAATATATAAGCTTCTGGCGTCATTGCAAGAGGAATTGGAGCCTCTTGATAAAAGATTCGTCAGTTTGTGCGATAATATTTATACATTGACAGCTGAGCGCAATAAGCTAATTAACCCGACTTCAAAACTTCGCGATATCATTCGGGCTCTTGAAGACTATTTGGGAAAGGAAGAGCCGTGAACTCGATAATCGAAGCGCTGAGCCTGTTGACTCCATATGACGTCAATAAGTGCAAGGTGAGGATCGGTCATAATCGGGATGGCGGCTATATCCTCCTGGATGATTTCGCGGAGCGCCTAACGGTCATCAGTTATGGCATAGGCAATGAGTATTCTTTCGACGAGGACATGGCCAAGCGTGGGCTCAATGTCTACATGTTTGATCACACCATTGACGGCATCAAGAAAATTTCTGATCATATGAAGTTTTTTAAGGAGGGCGTAGCCGGAGTGACTGACCAGGAGAAAAATTTGTATACTATTGAAGATCATATCCGTAAATATGATTTAATGGATAAAAAATTGATCATGAAGATGGACGTGGATGGCGCTGAGTATGATGCCGTTGGTATGGCTTCCAATGATATTCTGGCGCGTTTTGACCAAATTGTGATGGAAATTCATTTTCTTGATAGGATAGGCGATGAAGGCTTTCGATTTAAGTTCTGCAAGATGATGCGCAAACTTAATAATCTATTCACTATTTTCCATGTTCATCTGAACAACTGCGACAATCCTCAGCGCAACTTCATACTGCCTGGTGTTCCCATTGCATGTCTGCTTGAGGTGTCTTTTGTCAGAACAGTAACAATCTTGCGGTATCCTTCTATGACCTTGTATCCTACTTCCTTGGATTTTCCTGGCTTTCCTGCCGAGAATACGTTGCTTTGGTTTTTCCCGTTTTTGCCTACTTCGCTGCCTCTTTCGACTTTCGTTAACTATGAGGAAAGGAAATAAGTCATGATCACGCTAGGTGAACGATACTATACCCAGGAAGAGTTGAAAAAATTCGGGTTTAAGCGTCTGGGCAAGGATGTGCAGATTGCACGAGATGCGCGACTCTGCGGCATAGAGAACATGAGCATCGGTGACCGGACCAGAATCGACAGTTTCACTGTCATTGTGGCTTCACGGGAGGAAGTCAACATTGGACATCATGTTCATATTACTTCTCTGTGCTACTTTTCTGGCCGCGAGGGCTTGGAGATCGGCGACTTCTGTTCCATCGCGCCAGGCGTCAGGCTCTTCACGGCGAGCGATGACTACACCGGGAACTGGCTGACTAATCCAACTGTGCCTAAGGCGCTGATTGGCGGCCCCGAAGGCAAGATCGCGCTGGGCGATCATGTCATTATCGGCACCAATAGCGCGGTGTTGCCGAACGTCACGGTCAGTGAGGGCATCGCCATAGGGGCCAACTCTCTGATCCTGGCGAACACCAAGCTCATCACTTGGAGCATGTACGCCGGCAGTCCGGCGAAATGGCTCGGTGAGCGCAGCAAGAAGCTGCTGAGCCTGGTGCCTAAGGTCAAGGAGTACGAGCTTGACCCTGAACTGGAGGACTGATAAGAGAAGGTCTGGCGACTGGGAGAGGCGCTTGGCAGCGTTGTCGTTGGGAGATGCATCTCCCCCCAGCCGCCGCTTTTCAGGAGGTTGTCATGGATATTTTTTGGTTATTGATCGGCATTGCGGTTGGCCTGGCGCTGGCCGGGATTGGCGTCTCCGGAGTGAAGGTTCTCGCGTGGATTGAGGCCAAGATCAAGCTGGTCGAGGCGCAAACGGAATCGCACAAGGCGGATGCGGCTATGACGGTCGTCCATACGCAGGTCTCGAAAAATATACCGAGTTCGGTTCCGGCGGGCCCGACTAAAAGCTGATCAAGATGAGAAAATTTTCTTGGGGGGTCTTCTATGCGACTCCCCTGGTTCTTTTCATTTTGTTTGCTGTTCCGGCGGTCTATGCCGACACCTATATCGGCGACTCGATCGCGCTCGGCGCTGGACATGCGGCCCATCAGACGACTTACGCCAGGGTGGGCGTAGGATCGTGCTGGATGGACCGGCGCGCTCCTTCTTCTCTCCCGAATTTCATTCTTGCCCATCCCATCATCGTCTCGGCGGGAGTCAACGACGAGGGCCGATGCGTGGCTCGCCTTCGCGCCAGGGCTGGTCATGCGCAGGTGATCTGGATCGTCCCACCCCCCAAGTACGAACGGGCGCGGGCGGCCATCCTGGCGGCCGGGCGGGCGTGGGGCGATCGGTTCGTGATCTATACGCCGGGGCGCGATGGGCTTCATCCCAGAAATTATATGGACCTTGTTAGGTCCATTGAGGCGACGGAAGGTCAGCCTCGATGACCCAGTTTCATGCGTTTCTCGATCGCAACTTGATTGATGACTGGCGATGGAAAATCACGCGCTTGTGGACGATGAAGCTCGCGCTGTTCTGGGCGGCGTTCGCAGGACTGGTGGGTATTTATCCATGGTTTGGCGGTATTGTGCCGTCGACTCCTGTTGCGCTTACATGCTATGCATGTGGCAATATTGTTCTGTGTATGGTCCTCGTGGTCGCGCGGATGACCAGACAACCTGGAGTGGATGTGAAGTGAGGAGCAGAGATCATGACTGATTTGGAAATTATGAAGGCTATGTTGAAGCGGGCCAAAATTAAATTTAAAAAGATGGTTTTCGGGGCTTTCGAGCCTGAGATGAAAACACGTGGTGGCGAGATATGGCTTATAGTGGAGTATGGCTATCCGGGTTTTTATTCGCGTATTATATTTGATGTACATGGAGTTCTTTTGAGGATGGAGGCATATGAATGAATCGACTCCAGAAAGGCGGCACTGTTGCGGCTCTGGCGGTTTCCGTGATCGGGGCTTGCGAAGGCTTGCGTCAGGTAGCCTATCCGGACCCGGCGACGCGCGGAGCGCCTTGGACGATCTGCTATGGTCATATTGGCAATGTGCAGCCTGATCAACGGGACAGTATTACGCAGTGTAAGGAGCTTTTAAGAGAGGACCTTGGGAAGGATGCAGACGCGATCGACCGATGTGTCAGAATGGAAATAGTGGCTAACATGTCGGATACGCGGTATGTTGCACTTCTTTCCTTCGCATATAATGTCGGTGTCGGCGCTTTTTGTCGTTCGAGTGTAGTGCGCGATCTCAATGCCGGTCGTTCTGCACAAGCATGTGATGATTTTCTAAGATATAATCGAGCTGCGGGAGTCGTATTCCCTGGATTGACGCGCCGTCGTCAGGAAGAACGGCATCTTTGTATGGAGAGCTGATATGCTTACGACTCTTTGGGGTTACATCATGCCGATCATCGGCGTTGTGCTCGTTGTTGCTGCGGCGGCAGCGTTCGTTTATGTTCCGATATTTGGACGATGGATTGCAGCGGCTTTGCTGGTTGTCGCCGCTGGTCTATTTGCGTTTGACGAGGGTTATCGGGTTCGAGGTAGTATGGATCAGTCGGCGGCGCTGAAGGCGGATATTGTCGAGTTGCAGCGTCAGGCCGATGCATCAAAGGCCGTGGCGGAGAATGCCGCAGCGGCAGAGAGAGCTGCGGAAGCTACCGCGGCTGCCAACCAGCAGAAGGTGGATGTCTATGTCAACAATCTTGCGAAAAATCCTGGCTGTAGCCTTTCCGATGATGATGTTCAGCGCTTGCTCGACATCAAGTGATCCGTCGATGCGGCCTGAGCTTCCGACGCCTCCGCCGATGTTCGGCGTGCCTGTAGTCGTGCCTGTTCCGGCCAAGGGACAGGATGTGCGAGTGTTGGTGGCGAACGAACGGGCTGGATTGCTTAATGCTAATCAGCGACTTCAGAATGACAAGGCGTTCCAGACGGATGTCTGGCAACGCTTCTCGAAACCTACGAGTAGGAAGTGAGTAGTTGAGTTGCGATTGGACCGCGCCGCGTTCCCTGCTAGAACTGGAAGGCAAGTGGCACATCGCTATGATTGGTTGACGGAAATTACCTGAAGGATTAGGTTGTGGGCATGAGTAACATGTTGGCTGCCCATTCTTCGGGCGATCCGTCCTATCTCGGCTATCCACCGACACTTCCTGTCGAGATCGCCCTCAAGGATCATTCGGTGCAGGATATTTGCGCAATCTACGGCTTGACGGCTGTGGATTGGCATGCCTTGTGTCAGAATCCTGTTTTTGTCAATGATCTTCGTCATGCGATCGACGAGCTGAAGAAGGACGGCGTCAAGTTCAAGCTGAAAGCGCGGCTCCAGGCGGAGTTGATGCTGAAGCGCATTTGGGACATGGCGCATGAGAAATATGAGGTGGTGCCTCCTGCGGTGCAGGCTGATTTACTTAAATTTGTGGTGCGTGCGGCAGGTTATGATGGATCGAAAGATCAAGTTGCCGGTGGACAAACGAACGCTCTCCAGATAAACATCCAACTGGGACCGTAAGGAGTATGTGTTATGATCAGTCTCGCGATTGGAATTCTCTGGCTTGCCATCGGGGTTATCGTTCTTGGCGGCGTCATCTTTCTCGCTCTCTGGGGTGTTCGTCAGATTGTGCCAGTGCCGCCCAACGTTGAGAAAGCCATCTGGGCGGTGTTCTTGATTTTGGTCCTGATCTATTTGTTGATGGCGGTGGAGGGTGGCAGTTTGCCGCATCCTAACTTGCTTCAGATGAGGTGAACGGTGCTACATTTGGAACTTGACGGGACTGACATTTATATTTTCTGGGGTGGTGTGATGCTGGGCGTCATGACGCTCAGCGAGTGGTCCTATGCAATTGTCAATCCGAAGATCAGAAAGGGGAAGGCTGCGTGAACCGGGACGAACGGGAAGAATCGGAACGCAGGCACAGAAAGAATCTTTCGAGAAGGAGAAAACGAATGGCCGAACTCACAACGAAGGCAAGGAAGGCGATTCCGACCAGTAAATTTGCTGGTCCTGATCGTTCTTATCCGGTTCAGGATCGAAGTCATGCAGCTAATGCAAAAGCTCGCGCTACTCAAATGGTTAAAGCTGGTAAGTTAAGTTCAAGCACTGCTGCAAAGATTAAGGCGAAAGCAAATAGGGTACTTGGTGCGAAGAAAGGTCTGACGAAGGTTTCGGGCCCAATCGATACTAAGACGTTAGGTAGTATGGGTAAGAGTTTGGATTTCAAATGAGCGGTCATGCCATTGTCGAGGTTCAGTTGTCGTTGTTGGAGCTTCTGAAACGAGAGCCATACTGCGATCAGGTCGAGATTACGCATGAAACTTATGTTGGAGATGGTTTTTATATTATAACTGTTATCAGTAGTCTCCTACCTGACAACTGTCCAGAGATGCAGAATATCATCATCGAAGATGGTGTTCTTCGATTCAAGGCGGATGTCGATTCTGATTTGAGGTAATCATGAGTGAAGATATCATTGATTACCAGCCACCTCCTATATTGAGAGCATTTATAAAAGATTATAGGCCGGGAGAGTTGTTCTATAGTTGGGTAGTTGGTCCATATGGAAGTGGAAAGACTACAGCAGACTTCTTTAAGTTATGCTATATGGCCGGTCTTCAAGCGCCCGGTCCGGATGGTATACGTCATAGTAGGGCAGTTGTAGTTAGGAACACAGGAAATCAGTTAAAAGACACGACGATTGCCTCGTGGAACCTATGGTTTAAGGATGGTCAGGCCGGGCAATGGAAGGCGACCGAAAGGAATTTCATTCTTCGATTTAGCGATGTTGAGTGCGAGGTGATGTTCCGACCGCTTGACACGCCTGATGATATCGCCAGAGTTCTTTCTCTTGAGGTGACGTTCGCCATCCTGGACGAATTCGTGCAGATTCCCAAAGAGATTGTCGACGCGCTTTCGGCTCGTGTCGGTCGCTATCCTTCGAAGAGGGATGGTGGAGCGACTAACTGGGGCATCTGGGGGTCATCCAATCCTGACCTGGAAGATAACTGGTGGTTTGATTATCTCCATGGCGAGTCTGTGAGAAAATTTGGTGTAGAGGAAAAGACAGATGCGATCGCGGTCTATTTTAAACAGCCGTCCGGTATGAGCGACGAAGCCGAGAATCTGGAGAACTTACCGCCATTTGAAGCAGGAAATCATGAGTATTATATCAATCAGGCGAAGGGAAAGAGCGATGCCTGGAAACGTCAGTTCATTGACGCCGAGTGGGGCTTTTCACAGGCTGGTCGGCCGGTGGTCGCATCATTTAGGGATCATCATATCTCGAAAGTGCCACTGCTTTACAACTCAAATCTTCCTTTGGTAATTGGGCTTGACCCTGGGATTAGGGGAAGCGCCCTGGTGTTTGGTCAGGAAGACATGCACGGCCGTCTGAATGTGCTGGGTGAATTGACCCAGGAGGGTTATGGAGCTAAGCGGCTCATTGCCGAGCGACTCAAGCCTTATCTCAGAAGGAGATTTCCAAGTGCTCAACCCATCATCGCACCTGATCCAGCAGCCAACAGTCGTGGACCGACGGATGAACGGACGGTTTGCGATGAGTTTCGACGCCATTATGTGGTCAAGGTGGAGAGCAACAACCGACTCCCTCTCCGTCTTGACGCAATTGACCACTTCACCAGCCTTGTTACCGACGTGGGTTTTGCTTTGCAGATCGATGCGCACGAATGTCCGATGTTGATCAGAGCTTTGAAGGGTGGTTGGAGATACGCGGTGGATGTCAAGAAAGACATCATGAAGGGGGTGGAACCAGAGGACACTCCATATACGCATGTTGGAGACGCTTTCGGTTACTTGGCGCGTTATTTCAACAGGCAGACTGACCGGGAATTGCGGTTTGGTGGCGAGGGTGATAAGAAGGGATTTCATCCTCCGATGAAATTCGGAAGTGGGTATCATTTTTCGTGAGGTAGATTATGGCTGTTGTGGTTGCTGTCGGAGGTGTTCCTGCTGCATCAAGTGATGCTTATGGCACATCTGTGGCGTCGGCCAAGGCTGACATGCTTCCGCCTGCGGCGGAAGTGGAAACTGTTGGCGATTCCCCAATTAAGAAAATCAAGCCTGATGAATTGAGGATGGTTGGGCAGAAACTTGATTTCCTATTCCGTCAGTATGTGTCTGATCGAAGAATCGCGGAGTTGAGATGGCTACGCAATGAGCGACAGTATCTCGGTATTTATGATCCAGAAATCGAAAAAGAATTGTCAGTAAATAGAAGTAAGGCATATCCTAGAGTGACAAGAGTGAAGTGCATTTCCGTTCTTTCCCGGCTTATGAATCTTATGTTTCCTGGGAATGAGCGTAACTGGGAAATCAAAGCGTCCCCGTCAGCTGACATGAAAATTTCGGATGTTAAGGAAGCGATTGTCAATGCTCAGAAGGCGGACAAGGATGCCGGTGTGCCGCCCGCGCCGCTGGACTTAGAGTATGTTATGGGTGCAATACAGACGCTGGCGGATAAACGCGCCGAGGACCTTTCGACTTTGATTGACGACCAGCTAGAAGAGCTTGGCGGTGATCAAACACTCGACTATATTGCTCTTAATCGTTCTGCGATCCGGAGTGGAATTATATATGGTCTTGGGCTCCTTCGAGGGCCTTACGCCCGTCCAACGAAAACTACTGTTTGGGAAGTGGGACCGGATGGTGCGCCGACACCAAAAACACGTACGGCGTATAAACCACAGTTCGAGTTCCTGAAAGTGTGGGATTTTTACCCTGATCTTTCCGCCAAGACCTTCGATTCGATGGATGGTTATTTCACTCGTGTGGTCATGTCACGTGCGCAGGTTCGCGATCTGGCGCGGCGTGAGGATTTCTTTGCGGATCAGATTACGGATTATCTCACCAATCATCAGATGGGAAACTATCGGCCACAGCCTTTCGAGACTGAGCTGCGTGCGATGGGCGTCAAGGTCAATGTCAATGAGATGAAGACTGAGACATCCAAGTACGAAGTGGTCGTCTGGCATGGTCAGACATCTGGGACGTTCCTTTCAATGTGTGGCGTCGATGTGCCGGAAGATAAACGTGCCGATGATGTCGATGCGGAAATCTGGATGATCGACGCCAACGTTATCAAGGCGACATTAAATCCGTGGGAGGAACTCGGTGTCAAAGTTAAAACTATCCACACCTTCTTGTTTGATGAGGACGACACCAGTCCTATTGGACTCGGATTGCCAACGGTTATCCGAGATAGTCAGATGGCCATTTCGGCTTCGACCCGCATGCTCCTCGACAATGCTTCGGTGGTCTGTGGACCGAACTTGGAACTCAATACCGATCTCTTAC